AGTCGCTAGTGTTGTGTATGCTCCAGGACAGTATGAGGGTTTCACTAAATGGAGACCAGTTGCAAATCCTGCACTAGTAAATAGACTTAGGTCCAAAGAAGGACAGGCTAAACTCCTTGCCGCATACAGCATCATCGGAGACCGAACAGACTTTAAAGGTCAAAGTCAACTTAGATATAGAGTTGCATCTGAGGACCCGATGTGCGATAATAAGGGGAACTTCTACCACTACTACTGGCAGTCATGATCAAAAAAATCTTGTCTAAGTTATTCTCTCAAAAACCCAAAGACATTGAGTGTGCTATTGATGAAGATAAAGTTGATTGTGAACATTTAGATGATGACCAGGACAAGGCATATGTTGGAGTCCCTGCTCCTATCCTAAATCCCATTGATGAGTGGTTTGCAGCTCCATATGGTTGCCCCTCAGCAGTCACAGAGAAACAAAAAGATTATATGGAACAGGAAACTGAGATGAAACAGCAAGAACAAAACTCTTCTGTTGAACCTGACAATATCCATGAAGTGATGTATGATCTAGCTACTAAGAATCAATCGACTACGCTACACATTGATCCTCCTGGTGGTTCTGAAAACTTCCAGGAGGGAGGTTGGAACTCTGGTACTGGTATGGGGCAATTTAAATGAGTTATGATGATTGGCGCTACAATGACTTCAACACTAGGTTGAGGCAAGAAGTTTTGAAGATTCTTCTTTCAAAATATGGTAGTCAAATGGATGGCGTTACACCTAAATATAGCACCAAATCAATCTATGAGTGTGCCCATGATTGGGTTTCTCAGGGTCACAAAACTAGTTTTGGTGTTACAAAATACTTTGAGGCTTATTATACAAAATGAAAAAATTCATCGTTGGTATTCTAGCAGCAGTTTCTTTTGGAACTCCTGCATTCGCAGACCACAAAGAGGGTCATATCAAAGGATACAACAGCATGGATTCCATGGGTTGTATGTTACTCCGCGAATGCACTGAAGATGTCGAAGAAGTCCATAGTCTTTTGGATATCTCTAGTAAGTATCCTAATACTGATGAGTTTACTTTTGTCACTCTCGAGTTCAACAGAATGCTTAGTGCTCTCAATGAGGTCGGAGTTAAGGTGTTTCTAGCAGACTCAAAGTATTTCCCTGTCGGTCATCGTGGTGTGTATCACACCGTAAGTAATAACTTCTTCCTCAATAAGAAGCACATGGGTAATCCTGGCACGCTGATGATGGTGATGAGGCATGAAGGATGGCACGCTGCACAGGATTGTATGGCAGGTAGCATTAAGAACTCTATGATTGCCATCATCAAACCTGAAGAAGATGTGCCGATGATCTGGCGTGTCATGGCAGAGCGCACATATCCATCACATGCTGTCCCCTGGGAAGCAGAAGCAGGTTGGGCAGGTCGTACTGAAGGTATGACTATGAAAGCACTGGAATCCTGCGCTGCTGGGACTATGTGGAAAGATTATGAACCAACTCCATTGACTCGTAAATGGTTGATTGAAAACGGTCACCTTCCTAAATAATTAACATCCGATAAGAAAATCGGAAAACCACCCAAGGCAAATTCTTTGACATAATCCTCTAAGTCTAGTAATGTAGAATTTGTTGTTGGACAACAAGTATTTACATATGACACATTTAACTAGGGATGTGTTAATCAAAACCATCGTTGCCGAAGAGATGTGCAGTAACGATGGAAAAGATTACCTCCAATCTCTTAAGGATGCGTATCATAAATGGGAGCACAAATCAAGTGATGCTCTCTGTGAACAATTCAATAAAATAAAGCACACAAATTTGACTGTAGAACTACTTCGACCCTAAATAAATCTGCCATGCTTTTATGACATGCCAGAAGAAGTAAAGAAGGAAGAAACCAAAGAAAAGAAAAAAGGTTTCTTTGGTAAGATGAAAGATGCTGCTGAAGACCACGAAGGTCAATTAGAAGCAATCAGCACAATGGTCCGTCTTGGAATCCTTGTCTGGTCTGGTGGTATCCTCACTCTGGCATACATTAAACTTCCTGCTGCTTTAGGCATCCCTGAACAGAAACTGGATCCAACTTTTATCGCCAGCGTTTTTACTGGGGTTTTAGCTACTTTTGGGGTTCAGACTGCCAAGAAATCTAATGATGGCACGATGAAGATGCAACAGCAACAAGCTGCCGCTGCTGGTGGTGGAATTACTAAAGCAGACCTTGAGCGATTGATTGCTGCAGCAGCACAAACAGCACCTGCACAAACAATTCGTATTGAGCAAGCACCCATTCAAATTACAACTCAGACACCTCCAAAGTCTGATGAAACTTACAAGATGTAATCATGTATAATCAACGATCACCATTTAAGTGGGCAGCATTGACGATTGGAACACTGTTTGGTGTTGCTCACATTGGTGTGTTGGGACATTTGATTAACAAACCAGAATATCCTACTCTTAACTTTCCCTCTGGTGATTATTCCTCATATAAAGTTGAAGGAGGTAAGAATGGTTATAGTATTGAATACAAAGCAAATGATCCTGCAATATTAGAATCGCATCGATCACTGAATTTGAATAAACATAAGGAAGGATTCTTTGGTGCTACGACTGAGATACGTCGTGAACTCCGTAGCAATCAATATACCATGGATGGCACTAGAAATATTGGAGGTGCAATTGATGCTGAGGGAAAGTCCCTTGCAAAAAGCGAAGAGTGCATCAGGGCGGACGCTGGAGCACGGTCACAAGGTGCGATGGCAGGAACCGCAATTAGTGCTGGTGTTGTAGTTCCAGCAGTCTCTAGCATCCCTTATATTGGATGGTTAGCATCAGGCTGGGCATTACTCTTGGGTCAGCAAGTTGGTTCAGAACTTGGATCTGAGATTGGTTCTTCATTCAATGATTGCTAATGAATTTTGAATTGACAATGGAGGATTATACGATAATCATCAATGCCCTTCATTATTATAAGAAGGTGGAGAAGTATCCAAACTTTTCTCACTTTGATGAGGAGCGTATTAATAAGTTGAGAGATAAGTTAGCATACCAACTTATTCCTTCTCCCAATAGTAATAAAGGATTATAGATAGTTACATATGCTTTCTTGCATATGAAACACTTCAATACAACAGTTTTAAATATCACGGTAGCGATCATTGATTTCTTGTACCGTGGTAGACACTTCCAAAGATTCTGGGTGCTTGAGGAGATTGCTCGGGCACCCTATTTTGCATTCTTAAGTGTATTGCATTTTAGAGAATCAATGGGACTACGTGGTCCAGATCACATCTATCTGATGGAGGAACACTTTGCTCAAACTCTTAACGAAACAGAACATCTGGAATACATGGAATCTAGGGGCGGTAATTCTTATTGGATTGATCGTTTCTTTGCCAAACACCTCGTCCTTATCTATTATTGGGTCAACGTGGTTTATTATTGGGTGGCTCCTAGGTCTGCTTACCACCTCTCCTATGAAGTAGAAGTTCACGCAGCACATACTTATGAGAAGTATTTGTCTGAAGTTGACTGTACTGACATTGATATTTGTAGCATTATGAAGGATGAGATAGAACATGCAGAAGAACTTCAAATAGCAATGTCTAAAATTAATAATGAACCTACTCTTAAGACCGCTTAATGATGTCAATGATGTTACTTGGAGTATTATTATTTCCTTATTAATACTTCTTGCTGGAGTTTCTTATTACATATATACAATTATGAGTATGGCATTCAAGGAATTAGAAGATGAGCGACCTGACGAATAAAGATTCAGAACAAGATGCTAAACTTGCTGTATTGGAAAGCAAGATTGAAAGTTATCGTGAACGCATCATTTCTCTTGAAGAGGAAACAAAAGATGTTTCTGTTATTGATAGTACTTTAGAGAATGCTATTCGTCGAATTGAGATGGTTCATAGTCGTATAGATAAGACTGAAGAAAAAATTAAAGAACTAAAGCAACAAGTTACCGACAACAAGATTTGGATTCAGAGAGCATCTGCTGTCATTGGTGCAGCAGTAGCTCTTATTGGAATTATTGTTGCAATGCCACAAGATGCAGATTCAAAGGAGTTTAAAAATGGGAGCAATGACCCCGCCAAGCAGGAAGTCGTGTTACAACTTTCGCGTAGTTGAGATTAATAGAGTTGTTGATGGTGACACAATTGATGTCACTATTGATCTTGGATTTGATCTCTTCAAAAAGGAAAGAGTTAGAGTTGCTGGTGTAGATACACCAGAGAAAAGAACCAGGGACCTTGAAGAAAAGGCACTAGGTTTAGATGCAACTAATTGGATGAAAGAAAAACTAGAAGGAGCAATTGCTGGAGATGATGATCTTATTATCCGTACTGAGCTTGTCGGCGGCATGGGTAAGTATGGTCGTTTACTTGGGTGGTTGTACATTGGAGATGCAGAAATCTCCCTCAACGAAGAAATGATCGAAGAGGGGTATGCTTGGGCATATGACGGAGGAACCAAGCAAAAAAACTTCGGAGAACTTAGAGAAATTCGCAAACAACACGGTACGCTAGTATGAAAATTTTATTCGCCTTTCTTGCTACACTTTTTCTTGCTGCTCCTGCTTGGGCAGTGGATGTTCAAATGGGATCAAATGGAAACTTGATTTTTGATCCTGCAGATGTTACAATTAGTGCAGGTGAATCAATTCACTTTGTAAACAACATGCTCCCACCACACAATGTTGTGGTAGAAGATCACCCAGAAATTTCACATGAGGCACTTGCAATGATGCCTGGTGAGGAATTTGATGTTACATTCCCAGAACCTGGAGATTATACATACTGGTGTGGTCCTCACAAGGGAGCAGGTATGATTGGTACAGTACACGTAAATTAATTTAAACATGGCTTTCAACATTACTCTCCGTGCTCCTGATGGAACTGAAAATACTATTGAAGTTCCTGATGATCAGTACATCCTTGATGCTGCTGAAGAGCAAGGAATCGATCTAAATTATTCTTGTCGTGCTGGTGCATGTTCCTCTTGCGCTGGTAAGATTGTTTCTGGCACCGTTGACCAGAGTGATCAATCTTTCCTTGATGATGATCAAATCGATGCTGGTTTTGTGCTGACTTGTGTGGCATATCCCACTTCTGATTGTGTAATTGAAACCGAACAAGAAGAAAGTCTCTACTGATGTTTTCTTTTCTTTTTGTATTTGGTTTTGTGACTTTGTTAGTTATCACTATGGAAGTAACTTGGCCTGTTAAAAACAAGAGGTTTTAAAATGCAAAAAGTAATTAATGTCCTAGCAGTCCTGTCATTTGCAGGAGTAGCAGGTATCGTTGGTGGTGGCACTTATGTTTACTTACAGAAGGATGCTATCATTGACGGAATCAAGGCAGGTGTAACCAGACATGCCACAGAGGCGATCACTAATGCTCTGCCTGGTATGCTTGATAATGCTGTGCCCGAACTGCCTTCTACTACTGGCGGTGCCATTCCTGGTGTCCCTGCAGGTTTCTGATGGACATCCCCGATATCGGGGTTCGTAATATTGTAATCCCAAATCAAGGAATACCACGGGCACGGGTATGGGAAATTGCCCCACCCGTGGTTAACTATATTGATATTCCAGTAGTTGTTGATATTGGTAGTCCTATCATCAACATGCCTGGTTGTGTTGAATCACACAGAGATGGTGGTCCACAACTAGCAAAGGATGATCCTAAAGGAACACAGATACTCTGCACTAATGAGTATCCATCTTATAATGCGATGGATTATTCACCTGAAGACCTAGTGTTTGAACAGGAAAAACCTGAACCACCTCCAGTCAAAGCACCAGAAGTCCCAGAGACACCAGAGGTTCCTGCGGATGCAATTCCTAAAGCAAAGATAACCCCAGATTGTCCTGGACCTAATCAACCAAGAATTGGTGATGTAGCACAGAACCAGAAGGAAAGAGTATCTGGTTATGAATTGCAAATGGTGAACGGTCAAGAGATATGTGTGGTTCTCTATGAAGATATTCCCTGGACAGCACAGTACTTACCAGCACCACAGGTCGCTGCGACTACTGCTGGTATTGCTGTTGTTGCTACCAGTTCTGCTCTACTTGCAAAACCATTAGCAGACTTATTACTCAAAGTAATCAAACCTGCTATCAAAAAAGTAATGGCAAAGATCTCAAAACTTAGGGGGAAGAAGGTAAAGATTGACTCCTTAAGGGAGCGCCGAGATCTTCAGCGCGAACGCTCACAGGCGATTCGGACTTTGCGGAGGATGACGAAGGGGAAATAGGATGATGGTGTGGTGCAATAGCATTCTTATTCATCACCACAACATCAGCACAGACTTTATAATAAGGACTTTTCGGATGAAACATGATTCCTTTTTGTAATAATTCTCCGCAATTCTTAAGTCTCGCGATCTCAAAATCTAATCTTTTATTAGCAAGTAGTTGAGCACGATACTGATTGTGTGTTGTTGCTGCTTCTTCACACAATCTCTGCTGGTCTTTATTCATTGGAATGGACAGAGTTGCAGACAAACCAATTGAAAGGTTGGAGTTGTTTGTCATTCCTGTTCTGGTCGGAACATAATATAAAATCTCTCCTGGATTATCAGGCAAACCGTCATCATCTGCATCCACATTGTTGTAGACGGGATTGTCATACATGGTCTCAAATGGATGCTGTTGAGATAATGCACCTGTCACATATGGAGTTATGTTCAGAGTGCTTCCCTGACAACTTATACCGTCTCCGTATGTGTTAGTGATATATGGGCCTTGCAAAACCTGGATCGCTTGGTTGGTCACCGAGCCTGATGAGTTCGCAACAGGGTTTGCAGTAGCACTAACACCACCAACATCTGTGTTCGCTAATGCTGGTGTTGGTAATCCTAAAACTATTGCGAGAAGATACTTGTAGAAGTGGTTACGCTTTGTATTGTTTGTTCTCTTTGAATTATTGTTTGATTCGACATTCCTGGTCCAGTGTACGATTCCACGAACTGGAAAGGAGCACCTGGAGTCTCTATAGAAAATGTTGGTCTGTTGCTTGAGTTTAAACCAGTCCATGTTGAAGTCACCCCATTAATGGTATTAGATTGATTTGACACTGATGATGGTGCCAAACCTGCATTCGATTTAATATTAGTTCCCGTTACAGTATATGTATAACCAGTATTATAATCTATCGAATTGATAGTTTCAGTGATAGTCGAAGTTGTTTCTGTGGTACTCGTCATGGACCCCTGCGTAAAGTTCGGAACTACCGGAACTGAATACGCAGGTTGTACAAGTCCGTGAATAATACCTAGGATTAAACCTAGACCAATCGCTTCATGTAAGCGATCCATTTTCAATCAACCGTAAGTTCGGTAACGAATTGTCCCGTCGCTTGAGTACCAGCTCCACCAGCGGTCAAAGTCATAGCACCAGCGGATGTGATTGTGCCTGCCAGATTTCCAGCAGTGCCAGCTGCATTACTGGTCATTGAACCGAAGTTCGCTACATCACCTACAGAAACTGCACTAGTAGGAACTGCATCTGCTTGAGTATAAGAAGCAGAATAGGAGAACGCATTACCAGAGGTCACTTGGGTGGCAGAAATGTTGCCAGGTGCCATAACACCACTAGTAATAGTTCCAGTGGAAATGGTGTTAGCAGTCGTACCATCGGTGGTTGCTACCCCAGAACCTGATACACTGTAAGAGGAACCAATTCTAGTTGCTTGAGTTGCAGCAGAGTTGACATTCAACTGAACACTGGAACTTAATCTATGAGTAACATCGGCATGTGCAGGTGCCGCCATCAAAAGCATTATTAAAGGGAGAAATTTCTTCATTAACCTCACCTTCAGGGACTATATTTATTTAGATGACATAGTTCTCTAAGATAAGATTAAGTTCTATGTGATACAGAACGGAGCTTGACAGAAATCGTTACAATACTATATAATACTGTAATAGTTCTTTACATAAGACAATGACCGTAACTACAAACGATCGTGGACAACAGAACATGTGGGCAACAGAACCCCAAATGTATTACTCGAAGGAAGATATGGCTCGTTATGGACTTGAGACACATGCCGAGCGTGCGGAGAAATTGAATGGACGCACTGCTATGCTTGGATTTGTTGCTGCTGTCATCAGTTATGCCACTACTGGTTCTGTATTTTTCTTTGGTGCGCTCGGATTCTGATGACTGAGACACTTTTCACCGTGACTAGCATTGCATTTTTTGTATTGCTGAGTTACTCCGTACAACAACTCGCTGAAACGTATTAATGGAAACTTCTTTGATTGAACTTCTGACTTATTATGTAATCGTAAGCGTCGTCTTTGTCGGCGCACCAGGAGTATTCTTCTTTATTGTATTCATGCCTGCCCTTCAAAATACTAAAGGTCGTATGGTAGGATACAAAGACCATAAATTGTTTGGTGATTCTTCAATTTACGAAAATACAAAGAGTGATACAAACGGATACTTCTTACAAGTTAGTGGAAATAATCCATGACACTTGGCCACAATTATTTTATCTAAAAGGAGCAAAAAACAATGAACGAAAGAGCAGAACGCATCAATGGATGGGCAGCAATGATCGGAGTGATGGCTGCAATGGGTAGTTATGCTGCGACAGGTCAACTTATCCCTGGAATCTGGTGAGTGATATGTTACTCATAGCAGCGTCCCTTATAGGTGGGTTTATATTCGCAGCCCTATTGACAGAGGGAAACGTTGATGATGATGACAATGGACCAGGTGGCGGAATGCTGACACCAGTGTATGCGCCGACACAAAATTGATACTAGACTCTCTACATAGCGTAGAGGGTCTTTTTTTTATGCCTAGAAATCAAGTCAGCATAGAAGAGTTAAGAGTTAGGATTATGAAACTCAAGCATGAGGTAGACTGGGAATCAACCCCGTACCAGGCAGAGAAGGACATGGCACAGAAGTATCTTTCATATGTTCTGAATATCTTGGATGAATATCGATTTTAGGGGTTGACGCCTGGGGAGTTATCGCTTAATATAAATACATGAACGGATGAGGGTTTCCTCACCTTTCACACACGCCTCACCGAGACTAAACAGCGTGTCTAAAAAACAGTCTCTCATATCCTGTCTAAGGGTGACAGGAAATAGTAACTCCACCATTTCCCTGATGGTCTTACTTTTTGTATAAACACAATGGCTCAATCTACTCTTTCGCGTCAGCAAGGCGCGTCCACTTGGGAAAATTTCTGCGAGTGGGTAACTTCCACCAATAACCGTCTCTATGTCGGTTGGTTCGGCGTTCTGATGATTCCA